TAGGTTAGCGATGTTTAGTGTTTGCCAGTGAAACCCGTCTTGTTCATAACCAATATTTTTAACTACTTTGCGTACAAGGTATTCTACATCAAGCATGTCCAATACTCCCTTATACTCACCTGCTATAATCACTTGGTTAGTGGTGACCAAAGTTTCACAAGCACAACGCAGAGCAGGATCTGTGTGTTGCATAAAACTATCTAAAATAGCATCACTAATAGCGTCGGCGACTTTATCTGGATGCCCCTCACTAACGCTTTCACTCGTAAAAAGATAACTCATTATAACCTTATTTAAAGAAAATTAATGCCATTAATGTTGCTTGTCCCATAAAACCTAATCCAATTGTAATTAAGTTAATACGATTCTTTTCAATAATAGCTTTCATAAACAATAACCCCAATCCTGCCCATACAATCAATACAAATTCAATAGCAGGCATGTTGTCAGTAAGTCCCAACATTAATCCAACTAGATTAGGGAGTGTGGCGGCATGAAAACATAATACTGCCATCCAATGTATTGTTTCAGCACTGATATGAGTTATTTTTTGCTTAAAATCTTTACCTAGTTCGGCAAACCAATTTAATATGCTTGCCACAAATTTGTTGACAATATCCATATTAAATTTTAACCTTTTCGTTATAAAAAATGTGCGATCCAATTTTTGCTACCCTTTCATGTTTCCAGTTTGGTTTAACATAATCTGCGTGAAAATATAATGCGTCTTTTAATACAGCAAGACGAAATCCCTCTAATAATACTTTCTTAGCCACTTCATAGCTTTCTTTGTATGCGTCATTATGTATAGGCCTACTACGTGCGGCACTATCACAATACCAACTAAATTGGCATACAACTTTTTCCATGATGACGTTTTTCTGATAAACAACTTGACATATATCATTAGGAAAGCGTGGATCATTGCTACGATTTAACGTAACTTGTGCTACAGCAACTTTGCCCTCAAATGGCTCATGTCCTGCTTCTTTATAAATGTTCATTGCCAAGCAATTTAATCTTTTTTCAATAACATCAACTGTTGGGTGATTGTTTACAAATTGTTGAGATTTGTAGTACTCTATTTTATTTGTTCCAAGATAATATGTTAATGTTGCTACCATTAACATACCAATCATATAATACAATCCTCTTAAGGATAATTCCATTTTATTTCTCCTTTCGTTCGAACTTAATGTTCGGTAATTGGACAGATATAGTATATATCTATTCTGTAAACTTGTAAAGTTTAATGGATTATATGTTCCAACAATCACAGTTACAAAGAATAACTTGGTCTATTGCTTCTTGTACTGAAAGTGTTGAACATAACATCTGACTAGCAAAATATGCTTTGTCAAGATTTGGCGTTAGAATAGGAGCGGTTATATTGAGTCCTCCTGGTGTACTTGGCTGTGTTGCCACAATTGCTCCTGATTGTGGACTTTGGTCAGGATCAGTATATGGATTAACATATGGACCTGATCTTACTGAACTATTTACTGCTACTATACAGTTACCCAAATTATAACTGTTTATAATTGTTTCAACAGTTCCTACTACTTTATCTCCTTGTGCTACTAGAGGTGTTTGATTACAACTATCATAAACCATATTATTACAAGGAGTAATTTCTGTGTCACCGATCTTATTAATACTATTCGGTGGCAATGTATATTGATTTGTATTAGTGCCACCTAATACAGTGATTCCTGTTCCTGCTACCGCAGCATCAACAGTGCCATTTAATAATAATTGTGTAGCTAAATTAGGATTTAAAATATCACTAATAGTATTTTCCACTGGTATTCCTGCTTCAGCTAAAACCGTCTGATTTCTAGCACTACGCATAAGTGCTATAATACTTTGTCCCCCCACTGTGTTTAAATCACTTATATTTTCTAGTGTCTGAGCACTCATATGAGGAAGTGTCTCTTTAGCATAATTAGGTATGCTATCTACAAATGCTTCAAATGTACTAGGAATAGGATTACCTCTGTAATCTTTTGGAATAGCTACAGGACTAATACCGATATATCTAGCACGTTGTTCTACTTTTAATTGTTGTCCTATAATCTTATAAATTTCATTTAAAGTTTTAGCATCGGGAGCTAGTGTGGCGAGTAAAGCATTTGCCTGATCAATGTAACTCTGCACTACAGTATTCATTCCAGGCCAACCACCGGTACTATTGTCAGGTGGGATAGCAATTACTACAGCAGCACTTGGACCTGAATAACTTATAGAGACAACTTTTCCATAAGTATCTAAATCATTTGGATCTGTACCAATAGTAGCAGTGGCAGGATTGCCACCTACAGTGACAGTTGGAGCACTAGCTCCTCCCCTACCGTAACCACCACCATTAGTGCTAAATGTAAATGATGTTCCATTCCACGTGGCGACGGCACGTTCCCAACTTACTGCCAAATATAATTCTTTATAGATATTATATAAATCACCGTTAATAGGAGCAAGTTTTTTAACTTGTTCGTAGAACTCTTTCCATGGATACGGAAGTCCGCTCATACATCCAAAGAAGTCGCTCATTGTATAGTTGCCATTGGGTCCACTGCCTAAAGCAAGTTTATTAAATCCTGCTGTTTGTAATGTACTGTCTACAGGTTTATCAGTACCATTAGTTAGTGGTAATGTGCTATTATTTTCTAATGAAAATACTGCTTGACTAAAACTTTCAATTTTAGCTGACTGAATATTCTTTATTTGACGCAAGCTATAACTTAAAGCTCCTGCAGCAACGGCCTGATCTTGTGGAATAATACCATTTAAGTATGATCCATACCCTTTATTTAAAAGTTGAATATTTAATTCAGCCATTATAGTATATCCCTCGAATCTCGTTTACCACCAACTCTATTTTGAATAGTTTGTACGACTGGCGTAATTGTGTCAGTCAATGTAGGAGTATTGATTGCCCCAGCTTGTTCTAAAGTTGTAGGACTAGGAGCATTGACTGTGTTTACCTCAGGGGCTCCAGGCTGCAATTGTGTCCCAACCTTTTCAACAACAGCAGGACTTGATATTGCTGGATTAACCTGCCCTAATCCATAGATAGGATAATATGTTTTACTATTAGTTGGCCCAGATTCTGTATTATAAACAGGAACAGTTAATGTTGTATAACTGTTTGGAAACATTTTCTTTACATTGAGTAGGTCAGCCAAACTTTCTAAATCTTTTGTTTTACAATTTAGAGGAATTAAAACTTGTTGTAAGTTAGCCCCCTGTATTAATAAAAAGGCACTATAAATTTGTGATTCTTGCAAGGATGTGGGTGTTATTGTTTCATTTGAAATACCAAGTACATCACTAAGTTGTAACCCATTTGCTAACAACGCTAAATTTAAATCTTCTGTAATAGCATTGTAACGATATAATGTTTGAAGTAAAACACTTGGTAATCCAAAAGTATCTAATTTTGACAAGTTAATAGTACTACCTAGATTAATTAAATCACTACCAAATGCCTGTGTAGCTAAACTAACACCAGTAACATCGCCTGTAATAAGGTCGTTCATGTTACTAAAAGTACCTTGTAAAAATTCTTTACTATTGTTTACACTGTTTACAGTTTTATTAGTAGAATTTATAAAACCATCTGCTGATTGAAAACTACCAACAAAATCAGCATAATGATCTGATGTTGAATTAGGATTATTAAAATGAAACTCGTTAAATGCCTGTAATGAAAAACAATGTAGAAATCCCCACTGAGTAATGCTCATATTAGGATTAGTTAAATTATATGGGTACCAAGTAGCATATTGCCCCTGATACATAACCCCAGTCACTGGAAATCCTGAAGTTGCTGGTCCAGGGAGAGCGGTTGTGAATCCAGCATTTACTGCTGTTTCTACTGCCTGCGTAGTCCAAACACCACTAGGATCAGTAACATCATATCCTGGTGATTTAGCTAAACCCAAAGCAGGTATTGTTTGATTTGGTAGTAATCCTATGCTTATTAAATTTGTATAGGTGGCAGCATTTACAGTTGTATATGTACTATTATCAATATCACTCATTGTATACGCTTGATTAATAGCATATGCTAATAATTTTAGTGCTGTATCATTAACTATTTTCCCTGGAGTATATGTGTAGTTATCTGTGCTTGTGCCTACATATTCCGTAACAATAGGATTAATTGTAAGTCCTTGTTCATTTAATACCGAACCAAGTACATTTACACCAAGCGGGTCTTGTTTACCTGTATCTGCCATAATCTTTAAGGCACAAAAATATCAGGACTGCCTTTAGCTATACTATGTCCACAGCTATTTCCTGATCCTACTCGTAGAACAGGGACACCCTCACAAAATACAGTAGGACTACCCTGTGTTGTCTTAGCTGCTTTATGCTTACTACCTTTAGGATGAGGTGTGATAGGACTTACGTGTAGCCCCACCTTAATGCCGTTAGCAAACACAGTGTTTGCCCCACGAACTATTTTACCACCTACTTGATTTGTGTCTCCTACTCTACTTAATTTTGGCATATCATCCTAACACTAATTTTTTACTTGGCACAGCTATTCCTGTAGTAGCCTGAATGTATTTGTTTTTAACACTTTCTTCAGTCTGTGAAAAGATAGCAATACTCTTAGTATTTAGTTTAGTTTCACCCTTAGGATCTGCGGTAAACATACTAGGAATAAGACCAACACCTTGTGGTCCAGGTGCCACACTAACTGGTTCTTCAATTGTAATATAATCATTGTCAATCTTAACAATTTTTGCGATTAACTCTTCACCACTATTCAATTTAAAACTATAAACTTCATTAATATTCATTATTTTCCTTATGCGGCTAGCCGCTTTTGTAATTCATTAAAACCACCTACATATTCTTCTCCTAAGAATATTTGTGGAACTGTTCTTGCGTTAGGAACCGCTTCTAATAATTCTTCTTTTGTGAATCCATCTCCTATCTTACGTTCTTCTATTTCATAACCTTTAGATTTTAATAACAATTTTGCTTGATCGCAATATGGACAGTGGTACTTACTCCAAAGTATAGCTTTCATAATTTTCTCCTTAAATTGTTGGTAGTTCGTCGTAATCTAACTTATCACTCATTACGCCGATTACATAGTTTGTACTTTCGTTTTCTTGTAGTGCTGTTTGTTTTTTACTAGGATCACTATGCTTATTGAACCATGGAATAGGAGTTGTCTTGGGATGATTTTCTTGGTAGCGAATACCTATTTCTTTTAGTGCTAGGTTAGCAGTGTAATCAACAAAGTCTTTTAGTATATTAGCATTTAGCCCAATAACAGGACCTTTCTTAAACAAATAATCTGCCCAATTCTTTTCTTCACGTATAACATCCAAATACATTTGGTAGACTTCATGTTCACATTCACGTTTTGCTTCAGCAAACCGAGGATCTTCTTTTACAACAGTATTAATCATAAAAGCAGTCCACTCTTTGTGTAATACTTCATCTTGTAAAATTAATCCTATAATGTTACCGTTGCCAATAAAGATTTTATTTTCCACCATTGCTAAACTCGTAGCAAAACTAACCATAAAACGAAATGCTTCTAACGCATAACTAGCATTTAGTGCTAACCAAATTGCTTTAATATGTGTTGATTGGTTGAAAGGAACATTAGGAGCTTCAGAAGTTTCTTTCAAACAATTTAGTCGGTGTAGGTCATCATAATATTTACCCACGTTACTTGCCATGTTTATAATTTCTTGTGTGTCGTGGATAGTATTGAATACTTCTTTGGGAACGTTGTAGATATTACGAATGATATGACTATAGCTACGGCTATGGATATTTGTTTCAAAAAATGTCCAATTATATACTAATGCCTCTAATTCAGGTAAACTAATAACTGGTGTGAAGATTTGACTTGGCCCTCTACCCTGAATACTATCAAGAGCAGTTTGTCTAAGTAAATTACTAGTGAAGATATGTTTTACAGCATCACTTGCTTCTTTAAAATCACTAGCATCTTTAGTAAGACTAATTTCTTCAGGTACCCAAAAGAAACCACGTGCTGTAGTTTCAAAGTTTTGTATTTTAGGATATTTAACTTCTTCAAATCTCTGAATAGTTACTGGACCTTCAGGATCCAAAAACATTCTGCGCTGAAGGTAATCTGTGCGTGTGTTTAGGTTATATTGTTGTTTGCTCATATATTTTTCTTATTATAATTTACAAGATTCGCAATCTTCTTCCATTTCCTGTACTAAAATAGTTGGTTCTGTTTGTGCTGACTCTAGCGTTTTACTGCCCGTTTTATTAATCAAACTATAGTAAAATGTTTTAATACCATAATGATGTGCCAACATTAAGTTTTTAGCAATTGTAGTGATAGGTACTTTTCTATCGCTATAAAAAGCAGGATTATAAAACGTATTTGTACTAATACTTTGGTCTACATAAGCCTGTAATACAGCAGCAGTTTTGAGATAATCAATACAATCCTTTTGTTCCCACATTAATTGGTATTTGTGTTTGAGTTTATGATATTCAGGAACAACTTGTGTAAGACTTGCTGCCTTGCTTTCTTTTACGCTGATTAAACTCATTGGCATTTCTATGCCATTAGTACTATTAATTACAACACTGCTACTTTCAACAGGAGCTATTGCCATTAATGTAGCATTACGTACTCCATATTGCTTCATGGTTTCTCTGAGTGGTTCCCAATCTAGTTCAGGAGTAAAATCAGTTAGTTCATTAACTCCTTTAGCTCTACGCTCCCAAGGGAAAATGCCACGACCATAATAAGTTTTATCACTATCTAAACATTTGCCACGCTCTTTAGCAAGCTCTACGGTTGCTTCAGTAAGATAGTAAGCTTGATGTTCCATCCAACTTTTAACATCATGTAATGCGTCTTTTTCTCCATACTTGTATCCACGTTTTGCGTGCCAATATGCTAAGTTTGTCACACCAATACCAAGTGGTTGGATTTCATCATTGCTCAATTGTGATTGAATAGACAAAAAGTCTTGATAATCTAATATATTACAAAGGCTACGATGTAATACACGACATGCCCTACGCATATCTTCAGGATGACGGAACGCTCCCCAATTAATACTTCCTAGTGTACATAATGCTATTCTGCCATTAGGATCATCTAATCGCTTGAATGGTACAGTAGGTAGTAATATCTCGCAACACAAATTACTTTGATAAATTGTGTGATAATCAGGATCAAACGGCCCTTGATTCATAACATTATCAATGAACACAAGATAAATTCTTCCTGTATCAGTGCGTTCTTTCAGTATACCACTTTGGAATACTTCTTCAGCACTCATGGATTTCTTACGTAAATCTTTGCGTTTCTCGTATTTTACGTATAGTTCCTCAAACAATGTAATGTCTTTATAAAAAGCTTCGTAAAGATCAGGCACTTCGTTTGGATCAAAGAATGTTATGTTTTCTTTGTTTTTGAATCTTCGCCAAAAGAATGCTGATAATACGACTCCGTAGTCCATGTGGCGTACTCTAGTTTCTTCAGTCCCTTGA